CCAACAACTACAATGAGGCCGGTTTCTACATCGGCCCGGAAATGGAGGTTAAAGATGGAGACTAAAGAAAGCACCACCCCCGCCCAGAGCGGGAACCCCGGTCTGCTGCACGCGGATGAGATCATCGTCAGCGTGCTGGAGACGGACGCTGACAGCGTGCGCATCAAGCTGTGGCCGGACGCCGCTGCAGTGCGCAGCCGCCTGAGCGTGCTGGAGATGGCGATGGGCGCGGATACTTACAGCATCCGGCGGTATGTCTGCGGGCGGGCGCTGTACTGTGCCGTCGCCCTGGACGATGCTACTGCATGGCCCGGCTCGGCCTGGGCAGCAGCAGCTTTACCCGGCAGCAGATGCACGACTTTATTGAGCGCATCTTTGACCGCCTGAGCGAGGCCGGAGTGGACGACGCCGAGACAACCGAGCAGTACCGGGACTGGAGGCGTGCAGATGGCTAAGAGCATTTTGCAGAAGGACAAAGAGTGCTACCTCTGCCGCCGGTTCTACAACCTGCGCACGGTGCGCGGCCTGGAGGAGCATCACATCCTATTCGGGCGCGGACGGCGCGCGCTGAGCGAGCAGTACGGCCTGAAGGTCTGGTTGTGCCACGACCACCACAACGAGCCGCCCCTGGGCGTGCATTTTGACCCGGCGGCCCGGCGGGTGTTAGAACAGGCAGCACAATTTGCTTTTGATGAACTCCACGGCCCCGGCAGCTTCGCCGAGGTGTTTGGGGAAGAAATTTAGTTTTTAGGAGGATGCAAACAATGGATTCACGTCATAAGCACAGGCTGCACAGCGTCGATAACCTTATGCAGACAC